TTTAAAATATGTATCTGATTTTAGTAGTTCAAGATGCAGTAATCCATATTCACAGTGATTGCAAGCTCTGCTGTTTCGTCAGTACTCCAATCAAATGATCCTTGGTTAAAGTTAGTAAGAAAAGCACCTTTAATAATCCACTCAGAAACAATGTCTCCTACAGGACCTAAAAGGTTTAGTGTAATATCTTTTTTATAGAAATCTGAATAACCAGCACGGCCGGTTACTGATTCATAAGATAAACGAGCCCATTCCATTACTTGTTGTGCACCAGAAGGAGTAATTGGATCATATAACGTCATCGTCATTTCTCCCCATTCTCTTTTTCCTCTGATCTTTCTGTAAGAATTAATATGATCTAGTTTAATTGCATTGTCAGTAAAGTTAGGAGCAGATACGTTCTTTACCATGAACGATTCTATTCCATCTATTACCATATAAAATCTGTTCTGGACTTTCGGTTCGAAAGCTCTAAACATTATCTCGTTAGTATCTAATATTGCCATTTTGTTTCTTTATTATAAATATAGGTTAATAAAATTATCCTCCAAAAGTTGCACCAGTTGGTTCTAAAGTAAAGTCTAGAACTATAAACTCGGCAGTTTTAGCAGGTTGTATAAAGATCTGGCCAATCAATTGATTTCTATCGATTACGTCGGCTGTATTATTTGTGTCATCCATTACTACTCTAAACGCATATAATCCTTGTCTTTGTACTACTGAATCCAAGAATGGATTTACTGCAGCTAAGAATTTATTTCTAGTTGTAATAGTGTTCTGATCAAATACTAATGAATTAGCTTGATCGCCTACGAATTTCTTAAGTTCAATTAGCAGTCGTCTTACATTTACTCTGTCTAAAGCTGAAGCTTTTTTCTGTAATGTTTTCTGACCAAACACGGCAATACCTTGTCCAGGGAAAGTAGCAATTGGATTTACATTACTTGAATATAGAGTATCTCTTTCAGATCTTGTTAATTTTCTTTCTGCTTGTAGTACTGTTGGAATACCACCTCTTACTAATCCTGCAGGTGCAAACCATGGTGCTGATGCTCCATCTGTGAATGCATATACTCCTGGGATAGTAACTGATGCTGGTACATATACGTTTTTACCTGTCGCACTCCCTACTTGAACCCAAGGCCAATAAGTTGCTGCATACGAAGAATTAATCTCTGCAGCTTCAGATGTTACTGTAGTAATAGCTCCTGTTCCATGTGCTACTAAATCTACAACTGCTATGCAGTCTCCTCTTTGTTCAGCTAAAGAAATTAAACTGTCTGTTTCTGTTGCACCATTTAAAGCATGTGCATGAATTAATCCTGGTGCAGAAATAATATTAAAACTGTATTCATCTTTATTTTCTAAGATTGCAATAGCGTCTGTATAATCTGCTCCAATTAATCCTTGTGTTCCTGCTGTAGAATTGTCTACATCTTTGAAAAATTTAGCTCCTGCTACTACATTAGTACCAGCTCCTGCGGCAAATCCTCCTGACTGTGCAGTTGGTATAGAAGCTGTATAACTGTTTCCAGCAGTATCTGAATTAATTGTAATTCCGTCAGTTCCTAAATATCCTGCAGTCTGTTTGTTTACTGCTGAGATTCTAATATAATTAGATCTGTTTGGATATTCTCCATCTGAAGTTAAATAAGTGTTAGTACCGTCTGAAGTTTTAGATGTAGTTGAAGTACCTATTTGTTTTTCAATATAGTTATCTTCATTAGGGTCTAAACTTAGGTTACTAAATGTTTCTAGAATAACTTTATTCTTGTCATTATCGTCTCCTCTTCTTACTAAAAGAGAAAAAGTACCTTTAGCGGTATCTACGTTAGCAATTTCCCATCTGATGTTATCGGATGATCCACTCTTAAGTGATCCATTGCTCAATTCGTCTGTTGCTCCTACATAATCGCTACCTGTTACGTTGTTATATTGAATACCTTTCCCTAATGTCTCTATATTAAGTATTGAAGTTGCAGCATAAGTGCCTGATCCTGATATAGGAGTAGCTGTTGCTGCAGCCCAACCGGCAGATCCAGAAACAACTCTTGTTACCAATGCTGTTGTACCGCCTTGATCGAAGTAGTTCTTTACTGCTAGAGAGGTAAAATATTCAACAGAAGTAGAACCTGAGTTGAAAATTCTTCCAAATTTTCTGGTGTATTCACCGAACGAAGTAACTGTAGTTGGTTGTTCGATTGGCCCGGTAACTGTAGGACCGATAAATGCCGCTCCAACTGCTTGAGGAGCAGGGGATACGAATGAAATATCGTTCTCTCTTGTTAATATACCAGGTGAAATTATAGTCTCTGCCATGTTAAATTATTTAAGTGTTTTTATATAAATATCGTGAGTTTATCCAAAC